ATTGACCAGCACGACCTCTCATAGCACACATGAGAAGATTCTCATTCTCAAGATCATACTGAAGAATAGATGCTACTTGATCTCCAATGTCGTTAACCTCAACAAGGATAAATGCTTTGTTGTAATTGATAGCAACCTGGTGAATAATATTTGGGAACAACATTGGTTTAATCTCATTGTTCCTATAGACACCTACAACTTTATATGGTACAGTGGTAATATCATATAGAATAAAAGCAGAGTAGTCATTATTAGTACCACGTGAAACGTCAACAGTCATGAGATACTCATGATTTGGAATAGGGTTCTCGTATATCTTTAATCCTTTGCTGCTTGACAGAGGTTCATCATATGACATAGACCTCAACTTTGCAGCAGAGATTAATGTGTCAACCGATCCTAAGAATTCACACTCAAACTCTTGTGTGAACTGTCGTAGAGATGTGTTAGCAATCGTTTGTTCTTTCCAGTTTTCGTCCCTACCAGGAACTTGAGACCAGTGAACTTCTGTCGTGACATATTCGTTCCTACCAAGTTCGGCATCATGCCATAACTTGTAGAACATATTCATCCCATTCGGCGTTGAGATGATGATGACTTTTGTGCTTTTACCAGACGAAATAGTAGGATAAACAGAGCTAAAGAATTGCTCTGCAATATGGTTTGGAATGAACGCGAACTCATCGAGGAAGATGATGTTAAACGACATACCTCGGACAGCAGACGCAGATGTAGAAGATGCCAAAATTTTACTGCCATTCTCAAGCTCCATTGATCCTTTGTTCCATGCAATGATACCCTGCTGCAACCACGTTGGCAAGTTCTCATATGCAAGTTGTAACCTTCCGAGAAGTTCTCTCGCAGTTGGTGCTTTGTTTGCTAGGATACCAATGTTAACGTTATCATTAAACAAAGCATAGTGCATAAGATATGCCACAACAGTGGTTGACTTACCTGTCTGTCGTGGCAACTTTGCAATATTAAATCTGTTATTGTGGAAGCGGCGAACCATGTCTTCCTGAAAATCGTATAGATTGAAAGGTACTAGACCCTCATCAAGAGATACGATCTTACAATAGTTTTTAGCAAAGTAGACAGGATCTGCTTTGCATTTTAAATACTCCTTAATCTGATCATCTGTAAAGTGGATTGGTACACCAACTTTCTTTAGATTAGGGTTGCCAAGATAAATTTCATTCTGCTTTAATTTAGTCATTCCCATTTAGGCGGCGAATCAGGACACCTCATACCAGGTAGAAGTGTCTTCAGTGGCATAAAACAACCACATAATCTACATTGTTTTGTTGACGGTTTATAAAATTCACACTCTTCGCATATCTTAAGTTTTTCAGATGATGTCAACATAAATTAACAGTCCCACTTTCGTAATGATTTATTGATCCTGCTATCTGGATCTCTTGCAGTTTTTTTACTTGTAAGTTTTTTCTTCATTCCACGCATCCGAGCACAGAAGGATTTTCTTCTGGGATTGCCCTTCTTCTTCGTTGGTGCTTTCAAGTCGCTGCCAGGGTTCTCCCTCTCGTAGGACTTCCTGCCCTTCTCGTTGAGTCCACCTTCTTTGTTCTGTCCTGCTTTTTTCGTCCATGCTGCCTCGTCAAGTTGTGTACAAAATTCTTTAAAAGTTTTCATCCTTCTACTCCTACCGAAGTGGCATATAACGTAGTAACACTAGATGCAACTTCAAGAGTAAATAATCTATCTTTTTTAATTAAAAGATCAGCACCTGCCTGGACATACACAGTTCCTTGAACTGCTGCACTACCAGATTGAAAAGTGTCATCACTTTTAATAGTAACTAATGCAGCAGCAGTTCCAGTGTTTTGAAGTAACACTCTGTTTGCACTACTTACCGTACTTGCTGTGTCTGACAGTGCGACAGCACTGGACTTAATTGTGTATACCATCGGAATAAAGCTTTATGTTTATTTATTATCTAAGAGACCTTGCTTAATTAGTTTAGACAACTCTGCAGTTGACCCAACAAACAAAGCATTGTTATTGGTAACCTTTTGTTTGGACTTAGGACCTTCCTCAATGTCTTGCATTTTCTTTTGAAGATCAATAAGTTTTTCAGCAGCGTCAGAAACACTCTTAACTAATTGACCAGCAACTTCATATGCTCTAGGGTGGTCTGTGTTATTAGCAACGTCTAAGGCACCTGAGAGCGCCTCTTGACCCTTCTCAATAACATCATAGAGTTGACCCCTAGTATAGTCGTAATCCTTTTTGATATCTTTTTCGATATCAATAATACGTTCTGTTCTTTTCTTTGGTTTTGGTGTAACTTCTGCAGGGACAATATCTGCCTCTACATTTAATGCGTCTTCGATTCCGTCGTAGTTTTCGCTCATAGGTCTTCAAAGAAAGAGGAGGTTTCGTTAAATCCAAAGTCATCACCAGATACAAGCAATGAATCGTCAATAGCATCAACAACATTGTCGTTGTTCTTATCAACTTTTGCTTTTGGCGTAACTTGATACTTGCGATATCTTCCAGGTGAAGCAAGATCGACCTTGGCATATTCCTTGGTGATTGCTTTCTTAATGAGACCTGTATCTGTAGTAGGACCGTAAATGTATGTCTTTACAGTAAACCTCAAAGTATATACAAGTGCTCTTCTTGTGTCAAAGTTCCCTTCATAATCATCATTAAATGAAATGCTATTCATTACAATGGGAACATCTTTAATGATGTTTGCTTCTTCAACTAATTTAATTGATAAGTTGAAAGATGGTTGGAAGAATGGTATAATTTGCTCTACAATTTGTAGGCAATCATCTTGAGTTTTACTGAGAACATTTAGTTCAAACTCAAGATTATATGGTACTGGAATGTATGTCTTTTTTACTCCAGTAGCATCCTCGTTAGTCAAACAGTATTGTGTTGGACTTTGCTTTCTTGCTGGATCATAACTCATACCTGTCATTTCAAATGACAGTCGTGGTAGAGTGATCGCATTAGGACGACCAAGATCTGGTTGTTGCTCAAGACGAGCTAAAAACTTTTGACTAGGACCATATGCCAAAGGAACCTTCATCCTCTGGTAAACTGATCCATCATCATTAAATTTACGAATCTCCAGATTATTAAAAAGCGTGCCGAATCCAACAACACACTTTCTAATAACCTGGTTATAATTATAAGTTCCTAACATAATTAACTCCTATTTCCAAATTCTCCAAATGGGTTTCTTTCTGTAAAGTCCAGGATTCCGTCGCCTTCAGTTTCAAACTCAATGTTGTCGGCGTAAGTATCCTTCATATCAAGTTCGTCGAAGCTAGAAATATTTATAGAGAATCCACTGTTAGATCCTGTAAGAGTTTCTCCAACCTGGAATTCACCATGTTCAGTGCTACCTGTTGGTGCTCTGAGTTCAATAAATCTTTCGTTAGGATTCCAAAGGTTAATGAATGCAGTTAGTCCAGTAGCAGATCCTGTTACCTTTTCACCAACCTCTGGTTGACCAGAAAGAGTTGCCTGTTCATAATAGTACTTGACAATGAATCCTTCATCACGTTGAGTATCAAAGATACCTTCACCTGTAGTTTCATTAGTATATTCAAACAACTCACACTTCAGTTTGTAAGTATAAAGTTTACCAAACTGATAGAATGGTGCTTCGTGTTCTACAAACTTAATCTCAAATAAGTTATCAGAATATGGGAAATAAATTAAATCTCCTTCTGACGGTCTTTGTGGTAGTTGAACATTGTCAACTAATTGCATTGGTAATGAAACAAAATCATCAAATGCTTGTCTAGAAATTACTAGAGTGATTTCATCAGTTGATCTAATTCCAAACTTAGTAAGAATATCTCCAGCACCTTGGAATCCTTCAAAGTTTTCGAGATATGCTTCCATAGTGAATGAGTCAGTAAACTCAGAGATTATCTCTTCATTTAAAACTGCATCCTTTCTTAGCAATCTTCTTGGAATATAACTCGTAGTAATTCCAAACATATTAATAAATTCATCCACTAAAGATTGCTGGAGCATCTGCTCCTCTCTAGTTCCGTGAGTGAAGTAAGTATTCTTTGCCATCTTATCCGATCATATCCATTGGTGGAAGTTCATATCTAGATGCCATTTCATCTTCAATTGCTTGAATTTCAGCAACTGCATCATCATAAATTTGTCTTCCATTTAAGGTGATACCACCAGGAAGTTGAGCACCTTGGAATTTAATTAGGTTTTGTCCCCACTGCCTTTTGATTAAAGCAGTTGTATATCTCTTTAAGAATGGATCATTATATACTTGAGTGTAGTCCGTTGGATCTAAAACTCTCCAACAGTCGATGATAACATATGTACCTTCTTCTACAAAATCACTATCAGTATCAATATACAAACGATCCTGACGTTGATTAAATCTGAAAGGAATAAAACTACCATTGTTTAACACCATATCTAGTGTTTCTAGATATGACTTAACCATATAGTAACTTAAGATATCAACTGATCCAAACTGATATAAGTCATTAAGAAACAGTTGATATTCTAATCCAAATAAATTACTTCTAATATTACTACCCTTAATACCAAATACTTTATTGATTCCAGTAATATGACCTGGGATAGGAATGTAATTATTTCTTGCCAACCAATCAGTAGACCCAACACTAAGGGTCTCATCACTTCCTGTAAAACGTGTTTTATCATCAGCAGTAAACTGATGTTTCAGGAACATTCTCTCAGTACCATTATAATGACGCTCATTAAACATCTGAATAGCGTCATCAATTAGATCGTCAATCTGATCATCATCAACGTTAATTTCCAGAATAGGTCTACCTAATCTTCTCAGACAGTAGTCCTTTAGTTCTGCTCTACTTGTAGGTTGCGCCATTTATACGCATAAAAAAAGTCCTCTACTTTATTTAGCAGAGGACTTAATTTAGAATACAAAAGTAACTAGTGCTGCATACCCAATCAGTATAGCACACAATCGAGAAAGCACAGCATAGTATTTCTTAATTGGTGTACCAAAATACTGTTGCCCGATCATGAGACACTTATGTGCTGGTGAGATCAGGTAACCAGAATACTCAGTGCAAAGGAACCACACCAAATAGTTGGGTCCAAAGATTGCCACAAGAGCAGAAGTCATACCAGCATACTTACCAGATGAACCCATGATATAAGCAGCGACCATGGCGACTAGAGAGGCAGGAATTAGCATCTCAGGAGTTGCTGCCTTGAGGTATGCCATTACAGGTTCTTTGATCTGTCCGACGATACCACCAAAAGCAAGGACAACAGTAGCAATGACAGCAAACTTAGCGTCAATCCATCGACCCCACTTCCAATCACGGTAAACAATAGAATAGTAAGCGCACATAGCGCCAAACCATGGAAAAAAGAAAATCGCACCACTCTTACCTGTATTGAGTAGGAGGATAACTGTAGCAATCAGTGGTGCCCAACCTGTGACTGCACGACGCCAATTAAACTCACGTACATGCTCTAGGTTAGGTACAACAGAAGCAACAGGAACCTTAGTAAAAATGTACCACCATGTATATGCCAAGGTGATAGCGAGGGGAACAATAGTGTATCCCAGGAAGGTTGAGTAAGAAACACCCATCACTGCCATAGGCAGAACAACTGTCTTCTCCAACGGTGACCACCAATAGTAGTGATGGACAGATAGGTAATCAATCACACCGAAGGCAGAACGCCTTTCTTTATCAGGTGGTGCGATGGCGTCAAGGAGTGGTGCTGAGAGAGCAACACGTCCAGGGATAGGAAGGATACCACCCAGTAGGGAGGTAAGAATAACAAGTATTCTGTTGTCTTTAATATATCTCTTAGCAAGGGAATATACATCTTCAAGAGCATGATATTCACGGATAAATCCCCCTAGAATCATGATCCCGAAGATGTAACCCATGTAGAGTTCATTCTTCAGGATAGATTCAATCATTCTGCAGGGGTCTCTGTTTCAGGTGCATCAGGGACTCCTTTATCTGCAAGTTCCAGTGCTTGAACTGCACCGAGAAGTTTGAAATATTCTTCTTTTTTAGTATTGATTTCTGTGTCCAGTTCTTTGATTTTTTCCACAACTGCTTCCAGTTGCTTCTTAAAATCTGCTGCCATTTCTGCTGTAGTCATTTGTCTCCGTAATAAAAAGTGTCAGACATAGTATTTATACTACCATGTGAAGGTGTTGAATGTCAAGCGAGGTGTGTCAACCGCCCAACTGTTTTGATCCCAATATGCTGAATGGAACATACAGGACTCATAAAAAATAAATTGATTAAATTTGTGATGTTGAACATGATACCTATCCCACAAACTCATATCCCATTTGGTTAAACATTCTTCTGCTCTATAAGAATTGGTACAAGTAAACTCTTGACCAGTTCCTCTATGCCTAAAGAATGCAGTACCAGAAAAGGTAGACAATTCTTCGTCAGTATTGAGTGGAACTAAACCAGCATAATTTACATCATCAATGTGAGGTGGCATAGGTCCAATCTTATCATAGCATTGAAATGCAAAAGTGGGTGTTAGATCAATGGTATTCAATCTATAATCATGGAAGTGAACTTCCTTTAAATACCCACAAGTATGTAAGAATTGCTCAGGTTCAAAGGGGAATCTAGAAATGTACCCTGGATTATCATGAGCACTTGATTCCTTTGCATATTTTGCAGAGAGTGCATACTCTCTTACCTTTTCAGGATGAACAAAAAAATCATCGATGATAATAATTTTTGAATTAGAATTACCTATTCTAATTTCTTTGATACGACTTTTACTTAAGTTGTTTTCAAAAATGCTAGGATCAATTAGTTCCACCATAACCAACCTGTTAGGATAAATTTGTCTTGTGTTTCGGAGATTTCTCCTTTATGTAAGTGAGTGTACGCTGCAGGGAAAATGACTGTCTTACCTTTCTTGGGTTTGACTGTCAAGTCCTGATGATAGAACATTGTACCACCACCGTCATCTACATCGTTAAGATACGTCATATAAACCATAGCACGTTCACATGCTACGGACTGTGCTCCATCAATGTGCCATTCATAATAACCCTCACCTGGTTTATACCACTGTATCTGTGGTAACTGTTTAGCATTAAAAGTACCGCCATATTCATTAAAGAGATACTTCTCCATATATTCAGCGATAAACTTGTTCAATTCTAATTGGTATTCATGCCACCTAAACATCTCAGGTGGACCCAACATCTCAGCATCTTTGATCCAAAAATCTGTACTCTTTTTTACTTTCTCCTGTACTTTTCCAGGACCAGATTTTCCTCTATATGTGAGACCTTTCTCATCTGCCTTCCAGAACATATCCAAGAGGGCATCGCACAGAGTTGTATCTTCTAATTGATATTCTTCAACAAATGTAGTCATTTTTCTAGTACCAATACATAAACACCATTCCACCAATCTCTTTCATCTTCTACTGTAGTAGTTAGAATCAACCTTGAGAAGATTTGTTTTAAATTGTTTTGTGCTACGAAATCATCTGCAGATTTTACCACACCTTCAAAGTTAGCGTCATCCAGAACCAAGATAAACTTATCTGCAAGTAACGGTAGCACTGCAGTCAGATTTTCTAACTGGTCATAATACTCATGACTTGCATCATAGAATATAACGTTAGGTTTTAATTCAATCTCATGACCATTAAGTTCTTTAATGTCCTTATCAATATATCTCCACTTTGGATTGTAGAAGTTTGCTAAGAAATCTAATCTTGGATCTTTTGGTTGAGGAACTACAATATCATCTCGTAGTGGTTTAATATCTGTTTGAGAGTAATTATCAACAGCGTATGCAACTACAGAATTGTTTTGTGTAGCAGCATAGAATGTGCTACCAGTATAACAACCTAATTCCAAATAGATTGCTGGTGCTGTTGAAAGTAAGTTGTTGAGAAGATGGCGAACCCTATGTGAACTGAGTCCACCGATAAAATAGTGCTCAGCATCAAATCCACTTT